ATTGACGTTGCATCCATATAGCGCCGCAAAACCCGGAGTGCCCTTCGATGATGTTTTGTACAGGCCGCGGTAAGTAATCACATGCTCTGCATCAGATTGCAGTATGTTCGAGTGACCTATGGCCGCAACCTCTATAACGTCTCCTTCCGACGCGGTGGCAGGCAGGGTTAAATCTGTGTTTAAGGCAAGAATGTATTTGGAGTTCACTTCAGCGGCAATGTTTGACGACTTAGACGCGTACGACACACTGGGAAGGTAAGCGATTGTCTCCCACCCACCCGGAATGCTCTGGAGAGTCACATAGCCCCATTGGCCGCTAATTACCCATGCTGCAGCACCTGTGACCCCGTTGATGGTATCTGCCCCATTTGGGGTGATCTGTACCTTACCAGCCGCGGAATCCTCTTTGATTACCTCAATCCTCATTCCCGCTGAAACTGACGGAAGATTCAGAACGTAGTCGCTTGCGCCTGTGGTTACATCGACTTGATTTGCCTGCCATGCAGAAAGCGTATACGGGGAACCGGAAGAAAGCGCAAGATACGCTCCGCTGCTCGATATAAGATTATGAAACAGAGGATACTTCTGCGTGATCGTCAATACGCTCGTCCCGTCACCTACGAGAGTAGCAATTGCGACTTCATAGGAGGTCGGTGCCACTGCGTCACAAGTGAGAACCGCCGACGGAAGCTGAGTGAAAGCCCATGTTCCAGTTGCTTTCAGCTTTGATCGAGTGAGATTTTCCGTCTCCGAGTATTTCACCTTAACGTAGTTGACTGTAACGCCGTCGAGCGTAGCACCTGCAATCGAAAAGTTCGTTTGTGCCGGAAGGGAGATCCGAATGGACGTGATGTCTTCGGTGCCTGTTCCGGGAGGGTTATTGCCATCGATTCCGAGAGTAACCGAAAATGGAGCATAGAGAATCGCAGTCGTAACGTTTATTTCACTGAACGTTCCACCTTGAGTTACTACTCCGCCAGATACGAGTTCAGCGGACCCTCCGACTATATCGAGGAAAAGTGCTCCCACTCGATCCCATAGCCATGCAAAGTCTCTAAGTCGATCCTGCTCCATGAGAATATCGCCGAGTCCCTTCGGTTTTCCGCTCGCAAAGTTCAGGTTACTATGCTGAGTTATCAATTGATCTGCCCTCCCGCGTACTCTGTAAAAACTTGTCCGGTCGTGTATCCAAGATACACCCTAAAATAAGCAGGCATTGATTCAAGCCCATTTTGTGTATTAGTTAGTGCTGTTATAATTGCACTGATCTGATCTGCAGTAAGTGTTGAAGAGCCAAGGTCGATGAAGATCACGGTTCCGAGGATGTTCTCATTGCCATTTCCATATCTTATCATTCCCGTACTCATGGAATCATTGTTGCCGCCTCGAATAGACCAGTAAGCTGTCGGAGGATAGGGGTTTCCGCCAGACCGTATCCACCAGTCCCACTCCCACCCCAAAAACAAAACCGGCGCAATACCGGTCACTGAGAAAATCTTCGGCTCGACATCGTATTGCCACGTCCCTCTTCTCGAGTGCGCAAGCTGAGCTCCCGCTATCTTCTGCCGTTTGGTCCGGTCGGAGTCGGACGGGAGAATACCGGCCTGAAGTAGCCATCCTTCCTCTTCCAAAAACTGTGACGGCATTCGCGCGGAATCCGTTTGGTAAAGCGCAATCTGAACGTCTTTTTCCCAGGCCAAGACATGAGAATCTATTTTCGAAGTCAGAGACGTTTTCGTGTCGGACGAGTCGAAACCTTTCGGGATCATCAGCTGATCAGATGGAATCGGCAGTCCGTAGTTCTTGCTCATATCTGAGTTACCACCGGAACCGCTCCGAGTGTCGTTATGGACGTCGCGCCCAGTGTCATCGGGAAAGATGGAGATGAGATCGTGACATAGTTCACGCTCGGGATATTCGACTCGACGAAAGTCGTGAATTGATCGACGGTTATGGATTCCCCGAACGACCGCGCCCCGACTCTGTTCATGTAGTCAAGGAGATTTCCAAAAACAGTATAATCAGAAGTTCCAAAAGAGTAGCCCCAAATCGAGTTGATCAAAGATACGGTCGACGCCAGCTGCTTATCGATGTAGTAGGAAAGGATTTCCTGCGAACGCTCAGTGAAAAACAGCTGAGCCGCAACTTGAACATATAGCTCTTCAGTCGAAAACGTGTATCCCGTGTTAAGGTGAACGGCTATCGCCGGCGACACGGATACCAGAGTCGCGTCAACGAACGCCAGCAACGCGGCCCCGAACAATGTGAGAGGAGTCAGATAGCTGATCAAATCCGTCTGAAGGGTTCCCGAAGGATTACCGCCTCCGGTAGCTATCGCGACGAGCTGAGCACTGTTCGGACCGAAGTAGTTCGGCTGAACGAGCGCCAGAGATATTCCGCCATACGCGAGCATTAGACTTTCTCCGTCTTGAGCGCTCATGAATCTTTGTTGTATGGCAGTAAGTATCGGCCCTTGCTCTTTCGCCTGGCTGATCGACATCGGATCACTTCCGCCCGAGAATCCCTTTGGGTTGCTGCAACCGTCAATATTTGAGTTCGTTCCGGCGTAGGAATTGATCATGTTCGCGATCGGAATGTTCGTCGCCGAACCTCCCCCGAAGGCGTACGACACCATAACTTCAAAGTTCGGAGCGACAGCTCCGTACGTTCCGTCTCCGAACTCGATATACGCGCTCTGATCATTGTTGTAGTAAAGTCGAAATACCTTGTCCGTTCCGGTGTTGTAAATGGGATTCGTTACTCGAGCCCAGTTTTCTCCGTTGATAGTCACAACCAGCGTATCCTGCAAAACGTTCACATCGTTGAGCGGGAATTGCTGCCACTGCGTGACACCATCTCCGGAGCCGACGCTGTACTGAGCGACAGAAGTCTGCTGATACATCGCCACTTGGACCGAATAGAGGCCCATCGTTTGCGCTCCGGTTCCCGCCGTGGTGAATGTAATCGGGACCGATCCGTACGCGTTCGCTATGCTCGAGGCGAGTTGAATCGTCGTCGAGTTTATCGCGATCACATAGTAGTTCGTATTCAGCGAAAGTCCGGAAGGGAGTCCTCCGGTTGTGGCTGTGAAAACGACCCGTTCTCCGGTCGTGTATGCTCTGGCGACCGTAAGAGTGCCCGCGGCGCCCGGGCCGGCCCCGACATTCGCGGTTGGATTCTCCGAATATGCTGTAACGGATACCGAAGAAAGACGGGACTCGAATCTCATCGATCCCGAAGATGCTGATCCTTGAGTCATAGCCGCCATGTCGGTCTGACTAAGTGTGAACGGGAATATCGTTCCTTGCTTTATGTACAGGATGATGTTTCCGTTCCCGGCAGCTTGCGGAGTCAGTTGAAAATTGTTTCTCGATAGAATGTCGGCGACCGCTCTTCTTGTGAAAGCTGTCCTCAGATATGAATTGTTGAATCCGGCGTTCAGCTGCATCGAAAGGTTGTCGCCGATTCCGGCCCAAACCTTTTTCCACCAGTCCTCTTTGTCGGCGAGATTCGGGTCGCTGTTTATGTCGGACAAAATCGAAATGAAGTCTCTCGAAGTGTACCGAATTGGATTAACCAGTGAGCCAGCCATTTACACCCCTCCGATCGGAACGTTCAGCCTCATCGTTTCAAGCTGCTGTCTCATCGGAATGACCATGACGGAAATCTGAGTGTTTCCAATCCGGTCCTGAAGCAGCTGGATTAGATTCTGACTTGTAATCGCTCTCCGGTCAACGGTCGCGCCGGTTCCATCTCCCGTAGTCAGATTTCTTTCGGCGATGAATGTCGCGACCGAATGCCGGGTATTTACGATGAAACCGAGCCCCGCGGGAGAGTTTTCTGAGATGGCGCACCCGTACGACCGATCGTAGTACATCGACCTCTTCTGCTGAATAATCCCGACCTGAACGTCCATCGCGATTTCTTGATTGACAGCATCGTCGGTAACGATTCGGCCGTAGTTCAGTAACGTTGAAATGTCCATTAGGCCCCCAAGGTCTTCAATTCTTCTTGAGCAGCCGAGATAACTGCTCGTGCGCGAGCTCTCTGCGTTGCTATTTCCGGAAGAACTGTGCTTCCCGTCTCGAAGGCAATATCCACGTGATACCTTGTCTGTTCGAGAATCGTCGTATTTTCAGTGATAATCGCCTGCTGAGTTGTAATAGCCGATTCGGTGTCTATCTGGCTTTGAGTCTTGCCGGTCATCGTGATCATTGATATTCCCCTGTGTCCCATGTGAGTGATTCACCGTGTCGGTAGGACCGAAGCACGGTTATGTACAGCTCTCCTGTCGTGTCTCGGTGAGCTTCGAGTATCGGTCCGGATGCGTCGAACTGCGTGATGGTGACTGGAAACGAGTAGGTTTCAGCCCCCACCTGAATCGTGTTGTCATCGATGACGGTGATCGGTTGAGGATTGGATGATTCCTGTGGTGAGTATTTCAGTTTCATTTCCACATTCCTATACTTGCCCAAGATATCATATAATAAAGTGTTGTATTTATATTCGACCCCGATCCAGCACTAGAAACCCGAAGAGAAGCCGTTGACGATGTTAAAGGACGTGCGCCTGCAGTGTGTTCGGCACCAATACTCCCGCTAATATCTACTCTCGATGCAGGAACCCCCGAAGATATACTTTTATACCCCAAAAATGATGAGAAAATGTCAAATTCAGTCCCATTCATAGTCGATGGTAGCGTAACTGTAATGTCGAATGCTTGCGTCGTAGCCGAAGTGCTTCCATATGTCCATCCGTGCTGAACCATCAACCCGTTGCCCCACTTGATGTAGGTACCGTTGGAGTTGGTGCCGATGATAGGACCGTTATGCTCTGCCCAGTTCGAACCTCGACACGAAAACGATATTGAAGCGTCCTGCGCCTGTGGATAAGTTGGACTTCCGAATGCCAGAGTCGACGCTCCACGCATTATCGCATCCGAACCTGCCGGAACGATGTTGATACCTCCTGCTCCAGTGTCGGCCTTCGTGATCTTTATGTCTCTTGCCTGATTCGTCGCACTTGCTGGAAGAGTGATGTTGATAGTTCCGGTTCCTGTTGTAACCAGAAGTTCGACTACTCCGTCAGAATCCGTTATCGTGTAGTCGGAACTGATCGAAAGAGCTTTGCCTGCCTTCCGTGATAACAGTGTATCAAGGAAAGCCGACATCATACCTTGTGCGTCAGAGGTTGGTACTGGATTTGCCGGAAGTCCCGAAAAAGGACCAGCTCCTCCTCCAGCACCAGCTGCATTGAAGGCTGCATTGAGAGCAGTTATTACCGCCTGTACAACATCTGTTGCCAAATCAGACTCCCTTTCCCCATACTGCTTTCTGCTTGGTCACAGTCAACCCAAAGATACCGCATACCGTAGTCAACGCCGTCCAGAACACCGGGTCCGTAACAATGTCCGACTCGAGTGTCTGCCCTGCTCCGTCTGAAGTCTGAAGCTGCTGAGTAGTTCCGTCGAACACCATTCCTGCTCCCGTATTCGGGTCTTCGACAACCACCCGGGAAAGCGGACCGGAGTAGTTTTTCAGCGTTTCACCTTGCTCTGGTACTCTGCCGTAATAGAATGGCCTCTTCGGATTTCCCTCGACGAAACCGATCTGAACCACGGCTCCGTTTTTAGGGACGCTCACTCCACCGGCGTATCTCGGAGAACACCAGAACTTAAGCTGAAGGTCCGGAACTTCGACGAGAATCCTGCCTATGGTCAGACGGTCATCGGTACTTCTCACTATGCCCCAGTAGTCCCGATACCATATGAGCTCTTTTCTTATTTCGCGCCTCAGAACGTCCTGAACTTCAAAGTCTCTCATTACTGCCTCGATTGATTCTCTGTGAAAGCGGTAAAAGAGTCTATGACCTCGAGTTGACTGAGATACCCTTGAGAACTGATTGTGTGCGTATGTTGCCTCACGAGAAAGTTTATGTCGTTTCCGTATGGGTTATACGGCAAATCTCGACCGAGCCGATCGGGAAAACCCTGACCGAACGCTATAGGCATCGACGGAATGATCATCGGAGTTCCCGGCATTCTCGCATTGATCGTCATTCCGTACCCTTGCGGAGCCGTATTTCCCGTCACCTGGTCAAAAAAGTATCTCACGGTCCTTTTCTGGCCATTCGATATCCCGACCACGCTCGAGAAATCTTTCGTGTTCAGCGCATCTTTCGCGGCCGACGCGATCGCCGACGGACCGCCGGACTTTCCTTGATCGATAAGAAACTGTCTTATTCTGTTCGTGTTCAGCCGCCACGCGGTCACTTGCTCATTCTTTACGACATACCGGTACATGACAACTTGGCCATTGACGAACGCGAATGTCGATCCGTCGCCGGCTCCCGATTCTCCCATATGCGATTGCCACGTATACGCGATCACGTTTCTCTCTCCGGCGCCCCATTCGAGCTTGTAAATATCCGGGCCGTTTCCGTTGATCGATTTCAGATAAGAGCTTTGCTGGATGGCTCCCGGATCGACAAATATCCCGACGAGCGTACCGCTTGCGTCCCGCGATATCCGGAAGAAAGCGCCCCATTCGTAAGCCAGACGCGCGAGAAACGAGAAATCACTTTCCCACTGGTTGACGGCCGTGGAGTCATCGATAGCCGTGTTCATCGTTCCGAACTTCACAATCGGTGCGGATACTCCGATTTCAGCCATCACCTGAGTGACAATGCTTCCTCGAGTTCCCGATGAAAATGTTCGTTGCTGCTGCGCTCCCCGGACATCCATCGCGACGAGGTTCACGCGAAATATCTGTTCGCCGCCGTCAGTAGCCTCTCCGGATGGAGTCGAGCAAAATAGCCTCAGCCCGGTCCGGCTGATACCTTGAGTGAACAAATCGAATGAAGTCGGATTATCAAATCTGCTCTGAAGTCGTTGATTCCACGCCTTGTATCCCCACGTGATGTCAAGCCTCAGTCCGAATCGAAATAGCCGCCCATACATGCCAGTCGGATCATTAAGCTCGAGCGTCCCGGTGTCCATCCGGTTCATGGTTTCGACGACCGAAAGTTGACGCACATCATTCGCTTGAACGTCTTTGTCGATCGACAAATCAGGACTCGATAGCGTAAAAAAGCTCTCGTCCTGATTGTACATTCCGATGGTCGCGCTCATGACGAACGCTCCTGTGGAATGAACAGCCTTTTCATGTTTCTGAAATCAAACGATTTATCGGCGATAGCCTCGACATTGAAATCGAAAATCTGGTATCCCTGATCTTCGTGGCCTTCCCCGTATACGTCGTTTCGAGAAGCAATCTCATCGAGGAACGTCGAGGATCCATTTATCTGCACAGTCTTCGCGAGAGCGTAGTCCGTCGGTATTTCCCGAATGTCTTTTACCGTCCAAGATGTTCCGTTCCAGTCAACAAACACTCCGGTCGGGGTCTGTGCGTCCCACATATCAGTACACCGTCCTATCGGTTATCTGCGATTGAATGACGTCGGCGAGACCGAGGACTCCACCGGCGATCGCGTTCACCCTCCGGAACGATTCTTCCATCCGGTAGACGGGACTCGTTTCATCGAGAGTAAGTTCGACAGTGACTTCAGTCAGTTGAGGGAACCCGAGCGCGTTTACGAACAGACCATCGTGCTCGAATGATATGCGCGATACGAAAAACTCGAGCGGAACGCTCCCTATGCCCCACGAATACAAGACTTTCGGATTCCTCGTGAACTGGCCGGCAGTAGCTAGAGAAAACGGACCGGCAGCTCCGTTTCTCAGATTGTCCATCTGCGACAGCATGAGTAGGTTGCCGACCGTGTTGTTTCGCTTGAGCATCTTCAGCGTAAAACTGACCTTTCTGTTCCGGTTTGATCCGAAGAAAACGGGAGCGAAGTTCAATCCCGGTATCTGGATTTCCGCAAGGACGATGTCTTTCGCGTCGCTGATCTTCTCCGGAATGATCGGCCCGGTTATGAGCTGCTTGTTCGTCAAATCGAACATCCACCATGGAATATTCCCCGGGAATCTCGGCAATGAGTAGTTCAATATCCAGCCCTCACCATCTCATTCAGGATTTGCGTTTTGAACCCGTAAGCGAATCCGTCTCCGAAGTGAATACCGGCCGCCTTCGCGTTCCCCTCCGTGACAGTAAGATTCATATGAACCGTATGCTGAACATTCACCTGCTTTTGCGCTTTCTCTCCTGACTGGCCGGGATTCTTCACCCCGAAGATATAGTCCTGCGGATCGGTGTGAATCAGCTGTCCCTGCTTCGTGAGAACGAAATCATGAGCGTGCGCCGCGTTGAAGCTATTGTTCGGGTTCGGGACAGCTTTGCTTGCTCCCTGAAACGCGTGCACGAGCTTCGCGCCGAGCCCGATGAGCTCCCGCGGGAGCCACGTCGTCATATTCCATATTGACCCGGCGACGCCTCCGATCGAGTTACCCGGAGCGTTCTTCTCCGCCTGAGATATCGGCTTGCCCTTGATTGTGTCCATCACGATCTGAAGCTCTTGGATGACCGCTGTCAAGAAGTTGACCGCTTTTACGAGAACCGTTCCGACGAGGTTTCCGAGCCAGGTGAACAGGTCTTTCAGGGAACTTCCTCCGCCGGCGACCGCGAATAGAGAATCAAGAGCTTTCACGAGCTTGTCGACTGCCTCCACTATGAATGGTGCCTGCTTCATGAGTCCTGTAAAAAGACCCGTGATAGCATCCGCTCCGAGCTTCAGGATAGTCGCGGCGAGACTTCCGAGCGATTTCACCAAATCCGCAAGGGCTGGGCCGCTCTTCGAGAGCACGGATTGAATGGCGAGTCCTACCGCTTCCGCGAGAAACGACAGCTTGAAGAGAAACATATTCACGACGTTCAAAAATCCGTTTTTCATCTGCGCGGAGAAGTTCGGGAAGATCGTTATCGCGAGCTGTTTGATTATGTTCACCGCCGTGGTCGCCAGCTGCCACAGTACGTGAAACACGGTCACGAGCGCTTGACCCCACTGGACAAAAAGGGCTCGATGGTCTCGAGTCCAGTTCATGAACTTTTGCAAAATCGGAAGAAGCTGCTGTCTTAGCGGGAATAGAAAGTTGTTCCAGAAAATATCGGAGGCCGCCTTGAACGTGGCCCCGACCTCCGGCATGTATCTTTTGACGTTCGAAACGAGGCCTTTGACCGCGACTCCGACGAAACCGATCACGAGCGCCGTTTTAATCATAGCGGCACTAACCATTTTCGCCGTATTCTGGCCGATCTTGGTCAATCCGCTGAACCGTCGTTCTACTTGCGAAAATCCTTTATTGAACGGCTGCGGATCGAATGTGATCGCGACATCTTCACTTGTCGGCATCATGAAACCTCTTTATCGTTTCCAGAGTCGACTGATAGACCGAGAAACCCATTTCGCCGAGCTGGTCCATCCTGATCGCCCCGAACGTTTCTTTCGCAGCCCATATCGACTCTGTCAAAAAACTGCTTCGGTCAAAGTCCATATACCGGATGCTCTGCCATAGCCAGTGCTCTCGAGCCGTCTTTTCAGTTACGAATCGAGAGCGGAAACGAAAAAATTGGAAGTGTTCACCACCTCTTCCCACACTTTTCCGCATTCGTGGCACTTTTTCTGAACTGTCTGATCTATACCGAACGCGGTTGTCATTTTTGAAATGGCGATCAAGTCGGTTCGGCTGATCTTGTTCATTACCATCATTCCATACGAAGAAGCGAAAGATCGATTCACCTCTTCTCCGTTGATTCTCTCCAAGGATTCCGCCATGAGAGCCATTTGAAACTTGATATTCACGTCCGCCCCGATCTGCGCTTCCACCGTCATCGCATCGGCGACGGTCGGATGACGCATTCCTATGTCAGATACGCGAAGTGTTTCCCGGTCGGTCGTGACTATGTCGACCGGAGAACTGAGTTCGAAGAAAATGAGCGGAGCGATCTGATCCCCGTTGCTGTCACAATTGACAACCTTTAGGCTTCGTATGTGGTCACGAGTATCGTCGTACTCATCGACGTACTCGCAAACGATCTTTTCTCCGCATCTGGGGCACGTATATACGCCTTCGATTCCGTCGTCCTCATCGCGCTCGAGTAGCGAATAAATGACTGCTACCTCGGCGCTTCTCAGAGGGAACTTCCGAGCAGCCTGCTCGAGCTCTTTCCGGTCGACGATGTCTCCCGACGTCGATCTGAGCGCAGAGAGAACGCCGCCGACCATAGTGGCAACCGCCCGGTGCTGGCCTTTCTTCAAGGCTGATTCGGTGTCCGCGAGCACGTTCGGAGATGGCTCTTTCAAGTCCATCTCCGTGTAAATCTTTCCGCGGAACTCTACTGGTATCGGTAGCTTCATTGCTGAGCCTTCACGTAGAGAAGATCATACGGTGCCATGATGATGTCGACGTGCGCGAATGTCGGGTTCTCCGCGGTGTACTCGCCGGCGTCTATCTTCGACAGCTGAACCTGAGGCGCCAGAATACGGCCGAACTCCTGTCCCGAATTGTCGGTCTCGATTATGACCACATCATGGGTTTCTTGGTTGTCGAACCACGAAATCAGGAAATCTCTGGTTTTCGTGCTTCTGTCCGCGCGAAACGTCATGTCCACCGGCGGAATCTTCGTGACACCATTGACTATGACCCTGATCTTCTGGAATCCCGGAACCTCGATAGTAGCCTGCTCGAGCGGGATCGGACCGACTTTCGTCAGGCCCGGCATTTCCATTCCGTCGACAAGCACTATTCTCTTTTCGGCCATTGCATTTTTCTGCATCTACTTTCCTCCATCGCCTCAGGCGATTATCCCGCGAGCTGGATTCCCACTCCGATTCGAATAGAACCGTTCGGAGCTGGCCTCATGAAGTACACCCATATTTGTGAGTTTCCGACGTTGATCTGGCTCTGAGGATTGTTCGCGAGGTTCGCTTCGACGCTCACCGAATCTTCGTACTTTGACGGTATGATGGACCCATCCGGGGCCTGCTGCATCGTTTGCGCGAATGTCTCTCCGGTCGGAACGTTACCGGTCGAACCGAAGTCCCACAACGAACGCATGAACATATCCAGAGAGCTTCGATCGCCTTGAATCTTCGCATACGTAAGCGGCAGGTTTTCGGTCGAGATCAGAGACGCTTGACCGCTGACCTTTATGAAACTCGCCATCAGAGCCGCATTCGGGAAAACGTAGTCTACAGTAGTCGACGGCGTAACCGAGTTCCGAGGGACGATACCCTGACCGGCGATGTTCTGAATGACGTTGATTCCAGCGTTCGCGAGTGTTGTCCTGTCTCCATCGTCCAGCGCCTGGAATCCGTATATGTCCTGCCATCCGATAATCGGCTCAGAAGGTATCGACGGAACGTAGTGAATTCCGTATTTCTGGATTATGCGAATCCAGTATCCCATTTGAGCTCCGACCGGCGGGACCCCGCGGTATGGAGCAAGCTGAGACTGCTGATACGGGTCGACTTTGTATCCCCATGTTCCCCAGTTGACCATGAGAACCTTTCCGCTTCTCTGGAATCCGTTTCCGGTTACTACGAGCTGAGCCATCGATTGATTCGGGGATATTGTTCCGATCCAGAACGGCGTATCCCATCGGCCGAGACAGTACGACTCACCGGCTGCCTGCGCCTGCTGATCGGATGTCTCGGGGTTTCCGAGGAATCTGACCGGTAGATTATTGAATAGCTGCAACGTGTTGTTCCACGCGGCCGCCTGTCCTGTCCCGGTCGGCTGAGTTCCGTCCGCTCCGCCGCTCAGATAAACCACCGACGACACCGCAGCGGGAAGTCCTTGCGACGGGTCGGTAGGAGTAACCGCAAGAGCGGAAACCGAAATGTAGTTGCTTGAAGCGAAAATATTACCGACGTAGTGATCCGAAACGGCCGGTACTGTCGTGCACCACTGCTGAGCGCGATCTGTGTCGACCTCGACCGCGACTCCGTTCGACTGCTTGCGCCACGTATGAATCTGGAACCCGGGGACCACGACCACGTCTCCGATGTTGACAAAGTTACCGGTTCCGAGATTCGCGTTCAGCGTGATCTGTCGAAGAGTGTAGTCGATCGACTGGACTGTGAATCCTCCTGACCCCGGCGTTCCTCCGGTCCAAGTCACCTTGACTATATCACCGACTTCAATTCCCGCGACCGACGCGAGCGCAAGGACCGTCTGAGGCGATATTCCGCCGGCCGTGACTGTTGTCGAGAATCTGTTTCCAGCCGTTATGGTATATCCCGTATTGCCGCCATCGACGCCGTACTGAGGCTCTCCCTGATAGGCTGCTTCGATCAACAGTACGTCCGCCGGAATCCCTTCGGTGTCTTTCGCGTTCGCTTGAGCAACGATCGCGTCTATCACCCCGGAGTTGTTCCCGACATACGAGCCGACGTACAATGCTCCCTGCTGGCCGGCCAGATTGTTGAAGAAATCGTCGATCGTGTCTGGTCCGTACGCTGAGGATGAGAAATACGATCCGAATATCTGCCTGAATCGAGTCGGAGAGTCAACGTAGAACGCCTTCGCGTACTTCCGCTGAAACTGCGCCATTATTCCGCCGATCCCGAAGTTCGCGGGGATTACGCTGTTCGCTCGACGAGTCGAAAGGTCGTACCCTCTGACTCCGAGCAATTGCTGAAATAAGTTAGCCATTTACGACCTCCACCACGAAATCAACTTTCTGGTGTTGAAACTCCGGCGAGTTGATTTCTTTTTCTCCGAACGTGAGAGTACCGTGCGGTGCGAACTCGTATAGCTTCCCGCGGATGTACATCTCATGCTTTCGATTCCTTCGCCACGTGACCCGGTAACGCTTAACTGGGCTCACGGCAGATTTCCGGTTACCACCGACGGGGTTACTGTCGGAGCTTGCGCCGCGATCGCTGTTGATATCGGCCATACTTCCTCCCTTATCTGTATCTCGACCGTGTACAGAACAGACGGCTGCAAATCTGAAGGATCGCTTGGTTCTTCATATGTGGCCGCCTCTTTCCAGATATATTCGATCTTCGCACCATTCACCCACACGATGTGTTGAGACAACCATCTCCTGACCGCCGTTGTCGCCATTCCGAGAGGACCTTGCTGAAACGCCTGGCAATATATTCCGATTCTCCATTCCTCTATCCGTCCTTCGAGCGTAAGAGCCGGACCGGTAGGCCCCCAGCCGAGTTGAACTCCATCGAAGTCAGATGCAATTATGATCGGATCGGGCTCAGCCGTCCAGACGACAATGCCGGGCATCGGTGCCTCTCTCTGCAACTTGTTTTCTTCGACTGGCAGCTGCAAATAGACGTTCGCATTTGTGAAAGCGTTTTTCAGTTCAGGGCCATCGTACATCTGTCCGAGTATTCCGACGACTCCCTGAACCTCCATGAGCTGGTGAGTTTCCGAACTTGTTCCGTCGCTGATCAGAACCACCGCATTCCTCGAGAGCCACTTCGTATCCGATCCGAAAGTAAGCTCGGTTCCCGAGACTGATCCTGTCGCAGTTCCTATGAGAACTCCCGACCCGTAAAGCTCTGTGACTTTCGACTTGATCCCTTCGACGACTCCGGCGATGATATCCGCCGGCATTTCAGGATTCGACGCGACAAGATAGCTTACACACAAATAGTCTAGATCAGCTCCGAGATAGGTGAACCGTATTCGAGAAGCGGAAACGGTACCGAAATACGCGATCGGAATGGTCACATGCGTGAATGTCCCGTTCGTCGGAATCAGATATGTTTTGCCATCTCCAAAGTCGACTTGTACCACGTAATCCGATTGCTGCTCGAAAACGTATCCGTGTTTCCGCACGAGATACACCGACATGACCAATTCTGTGTACGCTGAGAGATCGACCGATGGGGAAAGTGCCTTCTCTACGTATTGGCCGAATGACGCCGCAGCGAAGCCGAATACCAGACTTGACGACTGCCCACCTGCAATGAACTGCGGAATCTCGTTTACCGGTAAAATGCTTGCTCCGCCGGACGCCGACCATCCGGCAGCATAAGCCAATAGGTCAACCACTTCTTTCAATTGCTTTCCTTTCCGCCGCGCTCATTTTCTGTAGGTTATTCAACCTATCCTGCTTTGACTTCATGATGTACTGAGTAATCGCTTTCTTCACTTCCGGCGACTGTTCTCGAACATCCGCTCTCATCTGCCGGAGAGTTCGTTCATAGGCCATATGAATAGCCGGCCTTGGAGGGATCACGATTATCGCTTTGCCGTTTCTGATCACTTTCCCGAGTTCGTGAACTTTGAGCAAGACTCTCAAAGGGAGCCTCTTCGCGTTCTTGTTGAATCGTCTCTCACCGCTTTTTGATATGGTAACAGGATAGTGATGGAAACCTTTTCTCGCTCCGATGAGAAACACCTTTTTCGATCCCATTTTTGAAACCGTGACTCCGAGCGAATTGATCAGAGAGTTCTGATCCAAGTCTCCGAGGCCGTACAGCGGGACCTTCGGCTTCGTGAACTGAAAATGTATCTTTCTGGATATCGTTCTCGGCTTCAGCGGCCGAAGCCCGAACCTGTTCGTCTTTATCCCTTGCTGGAAATTGAGAATCACCTGAGCGGCTTTTCGCTTTCCGCTCGAGCTTGCCACGGTCGCCATGATCTTCGGAATGTTCCTGATCCGTTTCCGTTTCGCGTTGTAGGTATTGGAAAACTCCACTTTCATCGGCATCAGGCGCCCTTCTTCATCATCGCGAGAACGATGTACAGATTTCCGCCGGCGAACTTGTCGGAGAGCTGCTTCTTTCCGATTTTCCATTCGACCCCTTCGAGCACAACGGTCCATCGAAGAGCGTCTATGCTTTGGAACGTCATGTTCGCATCAGTCCAGTCTTTCATCGGAGTGTAAGCTAAGCACTGATATCGCTCGAATATTCCGACTCGGTCCAGTTCCCGCTCGCTCGGGTCGTAAGTTACTGGCCACGCATAGATGGTCAGAGGCGCCGACGACGCCTTGTATTCCTCAATCGACTGATACGAATCCCGGGCGATCTGCGCTTCCCCGCGCTGGTTGATAGTGAGAATGGTTCCGTATTCATGGCATACGTTCTGAACGTCGATCAGGGCGGAGCTCAGTTCGAGCGATACAGACATTTCGTTTTCCTTATATCGTGCCGGTAATGTAGGGCTTCAAAAGAGAGTATCCTGACCTGGCAAGCTGATTGCGATAATTCGTGTATCGACCGCGCTTTCCGTAGTCGCGCGAATAACCTTGAACAGTGAGCGACCCGCCTCCTGTCTGGTCCGCTATCTGGCCAAGAACTGCTTCGGCCGTAAGATACAAAACGGCTTCGGCCACATCCGGTGGAGCCGTCGCGTATCCAACTTGGTAAGTCACTCGAAGATTTCTCTGACCTTTCCAGAAAATAGGAGTGTACGTCGACTCATTGAAATTGGCTTTCGCTTTGAGTATTCCCTCTCCGTTGATCACCTGTATGGCGCTCGGAGTCAGATAGTAAAGCGTAGAGTCGACATTCGTATATGACAGGTTGACCAGACTGACTATCGGCCGCCTCCGAAGCACCAGAACGCTCGAGCCAGTTCCGTCATAGTATTCCTCTACGGTCTCGATTTTGTCGAACGCCTGCCTTGTTTTCGCATTGACAAACGGCAGAATGAAATTGCTCATTCGCTGCTGAATCCAGTCATCCGTTATGGTAGCGTAGTAGGAAAACACGAGCTGAACCGCCGTTCCGGTCGCAGTGCACGCCATATCGAGAGTTATCTGGCCGTTCGTCGGATCGACGACGTCGACGCTTTGAATGGTGGAAAGAGGCTGTATTCCAGTTCCGGAAACGTAGAATGAAGGCTCGAACTGAGTCGTGTCGAGCCCTGTTATGATCGGGCTGAGGTTCGTCGTATTGCCGGTCACTGTCAGTGATGACTTTTGAGCGAGGCCGAACTGTCTCAGTAGAGCTCTCACGTCCGACGGTGCCGGCATCCCGCTTTGACCCTGCATGTTTACGCCCTCTTCCGCTCTCTCTTATTGTTGACGGTATTCGGCAGCGTCGAGAAAAGCGTATATCCGCATACTCCGACTAAATAGTCTCGGAGCTGTTTGTCACTCGTGACGACCTCTCCGCTCTTCAGTTCGACCATCACTTCTCGGTTTCCGATCGTGATGTAGGTCGTCGCGTTCGGGCCACCGCCGTCGAAATCTGGATGTCTGCATACATACGTCGCGTCTGGAGCTTCAGTGAGAGGAATCAGCTTGCTTTCAAACGATCGACCGCCTCCGAACTCTTCGATCCTCTCAGGCTCTTCAGGCTCTGACTTTTTCTTTCTTGTTCTCGGAGCTTTCACGGGCTCGGGCTCTATTGCCGGCTCTCCGATTCTCACGAATCCGCTCTGCATGAGCGATATTCTCAGCTCGTCCTGATCCTCGAAGCTGAGCGAAGTATCCATTGTGTGTACTCCGTCGATCATTCGAATCTGCACCGTTTTAGCGTGCCCTCGTTCGTTGAATCCGCCGTGAAAGATTCCCGCGTTCGAAATCCCTTTCGGAGCGCTTGAAAGAAGCCATTTCTCGACGACGATTTCCGGCTTCTTTTTACGAACAGAAGCGGCCGGAGCTTTCGCCCCGGTCGCCTTTGATTCTGACTTCTTGTTTCCGCTCGGTCTGACTTTAGCCGCCATTATGCGACTCTCAGGCCACGGTTGATATAGCAGGTTCCTTCGAACGCGTCTATCAACGTGCCGTATGTTTTCACCATGAACGGCAGGTTATCGTCGGTTTTCGCCAACGGCTCGAGCGTCACAAGCCCCTTGAACCGGCTTCCGTCGGTGTTAGTGTATGCGAACCGACCGGTTCCCTGTATTTCGTCGAGGTCCCACAGAAGAATGTTCTCCATCGGGTAGCCGCCCGTCGATACGAGCGGAACGTCGTTCGCCTGATAGCTCGCTACGCTCTGCGTGATCGTCGGGACAACCCCTCCGCCGGATGCTGTCGCGCCCGGTGCGGTACTGTTGATCTGATCGATGGTCGGGTTTATCGCCGTCGGATCGGTAGTGAACCGAACCTGAATGACGTCATCCTGCGGTGTCTGGTTCGTGTCGTAAAGCACTGCGGGGATGATGCATACCAGCTTTTCAGTCGGAGTTCCGCTGTCGGCAGATGAGGAACAGTAAATCTTGTAGGCAGCCACCGGCCCGAGGTTCGGCACGCTCGCTTTCGTCCACGAGAGTGCCATTGTGCCGGTTCCGGTTGTGGCCGCGCTCGCCGCTGCGCTGGCAAGACTTTCGCCATTCCAGTCTATGAAGGAAACGCGGAAGTAGTAAGTACCGCTTGCGATTGATCCTCCGCTGTTCGCTCCGGTCGCGGTTACGGTCGGCATCGTTGTCTGCGGCCGCATTCGCGCCGACTCTATGATCGGTATGTTACGATACGCCTGCAGACGCCATCCTCCGTTTACCTCGATCGCTTTCAGCCCGTCGCCGAGCATGTTCTGAACAAGACGAACGTTCGAGAGGATTCGAGATATCGCCGACAGCATTTCCGGGGACATGACGAACGCCTTTCGGTGTCGCGCACCTTGCCGACGAGTGTTCGAATCGATCATGTCATCGAGAACCTTCAGACCCGTCACGGCAGCGCCGCCCTGAGCCTGATTCACGCGGTTTCCGAAACCGTTCGCACCGATGATTGAATCGAGTCCGGTCCACTGGTACTGATCGACATTCTCGTTCCCGAAGTACAGCTCCGTGATGAAATCGTGGATGTGCGCCATGAGATGATTTTCCATCTCCTGAGCGACAACGTCGATGTAATCACGCGATGCATCCTGCAGAAATACCGTCACTGCGCCCTTTCCACGAAGGACCTTCAAGTTTCTGCCAGTGCGAACGTATGCCGACTGACTGATCGGAGTTGTAGCGCCGTCTCCCATCGTTCGGCGCCCCGCGGGAAGAGCGGTCAGGCGATTGAACTCGGCGTATTTACCAGCGACCATCTTCGGCGTAATCATCGCGATTTCTGGCGCGAGAAGTATGATCGTATTGGTAACAAGACGCTCGAGTATCTGCGGTGTGAGAGGACCGCCTGAAGCGCTTGCAGCCGTAAGAGCCTTCTGAATGAAGTTCTTAGCGAACTGCGGATTCTGGTTATATCTTCGGAGCAATTCCATGTCCGACACCTCTTTAGATTTCGATTTTCACTCGATTACTGGTTCCAGAGGTCTCCAGCCTGCTTGCTGAAAAGACCCATGAACTGACCGAGATTCTTTCTGACCGTTTCTGACTGGGACTGCGGATCGGTATTCTCTTTTTCAACGACCTGCCCGCCTGCGGCTGCAAGGAGTGAATTGAGAAGTTCCTTTGCGACGAGACCCTGATCCCGGGTAAGCGACGGAGAAGTCTTGCGTCGAACAGGCTGCGCCTCTTCGAGTGCTTTCGTCACACCGAGACCTTCCAGAATGTCATTCAATGGATTTTTGATTGCGGCGATAGCCTTGTGAACATCGCGCAGCGAACGGCTAACGGCGATAAGCGCCATGTCGCGTTCGTCTGCCATTTGCTCTCCGCGGTACGGGGTGGAGGCCGACCGGCGCACCTGTCGCTTTCTTGCAGCCAGGCTGACAATCGCTTTCGCGATCTCGTCGATGTTCTCTTCGTCGTACTCGGGAATGTCCTCGGTTCGCTCTTCGGCGGTCCCGCTTGCGGTGGACGAATCCGGATCGCCTTCGATGAGTGCCCGTTCAATCCTGCTGATCTGGCTCTTGAGCGCTCGAAGCGCTTTCATCGGATTCTGCGGATCGCCCGGCTCGACTGGCTCTTCATCCTCTCCGTCGGCTCGTCCCGGAGGCGCTATCTGCCCGGCGAGCATGTCGTCCTCGTCAGGCTCGAGCGGCGTTCCTTCTTCGGTCTGGTCCGCTCGTTCCAGCTCTTCGTCGCGCGGGTCCTGATAGTCGTCCGGTTCTCCACGCATGACTGAACCCTGTGCTGAATTGCTGAGTTCCGACGGCTGGCCGGCGAGAGCACGCGCCTCTCGTCCCATCGCGTCTATCTGCTCAAGCAGCTGAGTGAGCTCCGAAGACGCCTCGTCCTTCGTAACTCGTCTACTGGGGGTCCCCGAACGGCGAATCGTGTTGCTTTTTGGCATCGTGTGCCTCCTCTTTTCTACGTGCGGCGTAACGTTTCAGTTCGTCGCTGACCATCGCCACCTTTTCGCGCAGTGCCTGCAATGCGTCGGTGTTTCCGATCGTGTATATCTGGGAGGGATCGAGTGCCTCGAGTTCGTCTCCATCGTCCCGGAAAACTCCGGGGTTCTGTAGGCATAACTCTATCATCCGAGTCTTGAAATCGTCAAGAGCTTCGTTTATCCTCTGCTGCTTCGTATCATCAGGAACGTTCATCGCTTTCTTTAGCGATCGATCGAGATTATCCTGAAGCTCGTAATACGATGAGTAGAATCTGTCTCCGTCCTCTGCTTCTCTCTGAACCTGAAAATCCAGTGCTTTTGAGACCGCATAGGCGATGCTCGTTCTGTATGCTGGCTTTCGGACGAGCACGACTCCGGCCAAATCGACAGCGTTCATCGATCGGCGCCCGTACGCGTCCATTCTGGCTATTCCTCCGTCGGGAATGTCGCCTTCGATCGAGAATCCGTATTGCTTCGGTGTAGTGTATGGCGGTAGCCCGTTCACCTGGCGCCATGCTTTATCCGCTTTTTCGAGGGTCCCTTCCCCGAGCCCGTCGAGACTGTCGTAAAGCCGATACTCTGTCCACCAGTCTCCTTTCTTGTCGATATAGCTGTTTGTCAATATTCCGACATCATCGACGAACGACACATCATGCTTTCCGACGAACAGAAGCACGTCGCCTCGCTGCGCTTGCTCTTGGAACCCTCGAATGCATTCAAGGGTCATGTTTTCGCCGTGGCCGTCTTTGTCCGGGCCCGAGCTGGTTCCGTACAAATATCTACGCTTGATTCCACCTTCATCTTTCTCGACGGCATACATTCCGTTCCCGGCCGGCGAAAAGTCGAACCAGACCTTCGAACGAGTCTCATAATGCGCGTCTCCGAAATGCTTCGCCATCGTTTGCGTATCGCTCATTCAAGATTCTCCTGTTTCTTCTTTTTCGCCACGACAACGTAGTCAACATTGCAGTGGCATCCGATCACCTCATCTGCAGGGCCATTCGGATCGTGAGGGAATTGCATTTGCACGTATTGACCTGTTCTCTTCCACCGTGGCCGTCCTCGGTTCGGACCGCTTTTGATTGTTCCAATCCTTTGGTATACGGGAATACTGAACGCCTCGTTCATCGCAACAGACTTCCCGTCGACTGACCGGTGCCCGGGACGCGGTTCTTTTGAAAGCTCCGGATGCTGTCTCCATGTTTTCTTCACGAACAGCTTGCCCTTGTTCACTTGGAGCAACCGCTCCGTGTACCGATGTTTGATCAGACTGATAGCACTGTTGACCTCGGTAACGGCGATCGTGTGAATGTTGGACGGATACGGAGTATTCGGCTTTCGGTGAACGTAATCGCTGAATGTTGAAGAGATCACCTTCTCGAAATCATCTACCAGCTCCGGTTTTATCCGTCCGCGGCGCTCACCCTGCCGATACTGCATCGACTCTTTTCCCTTATCCAGATATTCAGTAACGGCTTTCCGTAGGTTGGAAGTAAGCCGGTCTCTCAGAGCATCCATCATGAGTTCGCCGCGCGTCGCAGCTTTCCGCAAGAAAACGCTTCGCTTCGGCAGTACGTCGGTAACGTTCGGCACTTCGATATTCGACCCCGTTCTCTTCGCGGCTTTCTTTCCTTCGACGAGCAACCTGTTTTTATGCAGTTCTGCGACTCGCCTGCTGATCATGATATCTTGCTCCATGATGATCTTACTCACCAGAGCGTTGTACTTCGAGCCGGTCCATCCATATTTCTTCTTGAGCCTATCGAGATGGATTTTTGCCACTTCGATCCTCGGTCCACTGGTTCACGTCGTACCCGAACCCTTTCCATTCGGCGAGCGCGAGCACTTCTCCACATCTGGGGCACCACGCAAGATTCTTCACTGACTGAGCCTTGATACCGGTTCCACATCGACAATACGCCGTGTAATCCGAAGGCCACATAGGAGTCATATCTTCCCCGCTCGCCGGCCAATTACGGCGCACAACGCACGCGCGCGCTCTTCGGTAGGTATTCCTTTTCCGCCTGCTGAAACGTCCGCCATAGCCCATGCCACGCATCCGTCGAACCCCTTTTTGAATGTCCCATCAGTGTTCTTCCATCGGTCTCCGGCTTTCGCCACAGTGGATACCGCCGAAACGAAATCCGCCTGCAGTTCCCGAACGTTGACCTTCGTGACACCGTCTGATTTTCTGAGCACGATGCTTTCCGGTCCGTTCTCCGACTGATTCATGAGTCCCGCGCTCTTCAGTCTTTCGTAATAGTCCGGGCGTTCCTTCAGATGGTCAAGAGCGATTTTCATCGCCACGCGCCAGTCGTTCGTATGCTCCATCTCTTCCAGAGTCCCCGCGTAGAGTTCTCCGGCGTTCACGTTCAAGTCGTCTGCCGCGATAGCCGCTTTCATCGCAACCGATATCTTCCGGCGCTTTTGCATGTAGTCTTTCACTCCCGAATCTCCTGTCGCCTCGTTCTGCTCTTCGTCGCTTCCGATAACCGCCGCGATATCCTCTTCATCCGACAGCGCGTCTTTCTCGAGCAGACTTTTCAGCGCTTTCTTGACAGTTTCGATGGCTCGTTTTTCGCTGTTCGAAATCGAGTCCTCAGCTTTATCAACCGAATAGTCGGCAGGCTCTTCTCCCACGAGCTGAGCAACGTTCCTGTACGGGACGTGTGTCAGTTCAGCATCCACAAGTTCAAATCTGTCGCTCATATTGCCCCCACCGGCGTGACATAGAAATGCAGCTGGCAGCCTCCGCCGGAAGCCACGACTTCAGCTTTTTCGATTCGAAATCCTGTGCCTCTCGGCATAAGAAACTCTTGCTCTCCATGATGCAAAGAGCTGTACCCCGGAATCTTGTTCATGTGAAAGCCTTTCGACTTTCCTTTTATGAACATTACAGTCGGTCCGCCAAAGTGAGTTACTTCTCCTTCTCCGACGCCCCATCCGGATTGGCTCGTGCTCGTCGAAGCGTACCCTTGATCGAAAAATGTAGTTCCTTTCGCGTACTTCTCGAGCATGTCGTTTATCGTCATTCCATTTTTCAGAGGCTTCGAAATATCCTTGGAGCTCGGTATCTGAAACGGAGGCCATCCGAGCCCTTGGAAAATCTTCTTCGTCAACGCATCGTTCACTTTTCGAACTACATCGACATCTTGTTCCATCGTGGCTTCCACGTATTCGTCGATAGCATCGATTTGATCATCCAACGCTGGGTCCGTACCGTACTCGTAATTTCTCAAGTGTTTGTTGATAGACGAATATCCGCTCGACTGGTAGAGAGCAATTGCGTTCTTATGCTTCTGAGTCGGCTTCGGATACTTATCTGGGTCGACTTGCTTATTTGCTTGAACCCATGCATGGTTCACCTGTGCCGCATTCGCAGTCGAAGCCGAAGAAGATGAAGCTGATTTTTTGCTTTGCGCCCAGTTCTTCATATAGTCCATTCTGACTTCGAGAGTCGATTTAAGCGTCATGGCGTTTGGTGCATTTCCGATAGCGTCCAGTATCTTCTGTTTGTTCTTCAGCAAAGATTCAATCTGGTCGGCGACTTCGGAATCGCTCAGCCCGTGGAACACTGTCTTTCCGGCGAGGTTTTTCGGGTCTCTCATCGACTCGAGCTCTGATACCTTCCCTCCAAACGCGGAACCCTTTTCCGAACCTTGAGCTCTATACCGAAGCGCTCCTCCGTTGTCGATTCTGTAGGTCTTTCCGTCTTTGACCATGATGTTGTCAAAATCGGCACCAGTTACGTCCCAGTTCGCGAGTAGGGCATCCATGGCGAAACTCGAGCGCAGAGACTTCATCATTTCCCCTTTCTCTTTCGGACCGAGCTTGTTCGCTTCGATAGCCCCTTCGAGATAAGCGGAAACCTGAACTTTCTTTTTGAGGGCCGGGTCTTTAACCACCTTCGTGTCAGGGACGAGGACTCCCGCCGCCCTATACATATCGTTCGCGGTCGCTTCTTCCTGAATGTGATCTTCCGACCCGCCTGGCTTCACGACGAGCTTTTGACCGTTCGGCATTTCGACGAGGAAAGCTCCGGTGCTTCCTCCAAGGTCTTGAAGTTTCTTGTATCCGGAGATATCGTCCGGAACTTCGCTTTCTGTCGGCTGAACTGCGGCCGGCCCAGGCTTCGATTGCGCTTTCGCTCCTTTCAGCTCGCTCTTCGTTAGCCCGTATTGAGACGCCATTTTTTTGAGCTGTGTCGGAGACAACTTGTTCAGCTGATCCGCAATTTCCGCTACGTCTGCTCCGCTGTTCTGAGCCATTTTCTCGGCGAGAGCTTGCTTGAACTGATCCGGATTCTGTTGCAGATAATACCCGAGCATCGGCATCGTTATCTGTTTTTCGTTGTTCGGAGCGGCCGGCGGTTCTGGATTTTGAGGTTCCGGTTCCTGAGTTGCGGTTCCGTCGATATCAGCTTGAGTTATTCCCATCATCATCGCTTTCCCGGATACAGCAGCTGGGGAATAGTGGTCAGTCAGGTATTTCAACCATTCTTCAGAACTCAATTCGGGAAATTGTTTCGATAGCTTATTCGAGACGAACTTCAAAACAGGCTCAGGATTTTTTTGGTATTGAGCTTCGATTTCACTCATGGCCATCGGAGACTTGTTTTGAGCGACTGAACCGAAATCCTCTTCCGACAGCTTTTCACTCGTCCCCATTTTCAGAAGATCTTCCTTCGGATATGAACCGCTGAGAAGCTGCATATACATATTGCCGGCCGTCACGTTCGGATTGTTCTTGCTCATTTTCAGCGCGAGAGCTTTCATGAACTTGTCTTTGTTTTCGTCAAACAGATTGTCCAGTTCATCGTTGCTTAGCGGCTCGTTCGACGGCTTCTTCGGTTCAGCTTCCGCCGGCTCCGCACTCGGCTCCGGCGCCGCGCTCCCCGCGGCAGGTTGCCCCGGCAGCTTCGCGACGATGTCTTTCGCTTTCTTGTCGTACGGATTAGCGTCGCCGTTTTTCCAGCCGGATGGCGTTTTCCCAAGCTTACTCCACGCTTTGGTCCAGTGCTGTCCCGGAGTCATGTCGACTTTCACCCAGAGAGCTCCGCTGTAGTCTCGAACTGTACCGATCGGCAGAGACGCTTTTTTCTGTACGACCGTTGTCGACTCACCGGAGTATAGCGAAACGAGAGCTTTCCTGATTCTCTCTTCAGCCTGGGATCGTGTTATCATCGTGAAAAATCTCCTCGATACTACCGATCAGCTCTATGGGAGTCGCTCCATCTTTGACAATCGACATCATTTTCATCATGACATCCTCGAACAGCTGCCGAAACATCGCTTCGAGGTCTATTTCCATCGGCCGAAGCATTTCTTCAACGTCGGCGAGAGTCGGGCCTTTCTCTTTGAACTCGTAATCTGAAATCATATTCGCCGCCCTCGAGCGCATCCTTCGAGTCGCTTATCGGCGGACAATCGATCTGCCTCGCTGCGCCATTTTGACGTTCATCGGATTTCCTTCCGACCCATCAGGGGGCTCTTGCTTCTCGCCGGCGCCCGGCGGTCGATCGTATTGCTCTTCTGGGAACGGATCGTCGCCTCGGTCGGTTCTGATCTCATTCACCGAATACGAACCGGATTGCAGTTTCTTCGACTCGATATCGATCTGCTCTGCTTCGTTCATTCCCTTGTCGCATTCGAGATTGTATCCGCTCTCGAACCGTTCCGGAATGATGTCGGTGTTGAACCGATCTTCTATGAGCATCGCGAGCGGCATCCATCCGTTCGCTCGGTCAACTTCCGTTTGAGTCTCCGACGTTTCTCTTCCGGACGTATCTCCCGATCCGGTCAGCCCGACTTCAACGTTCGTCGCATTGAAGCACATCGCGATCGATCGGATGATCTTGTCCTCTCGTTCGGACTGCGCTTGAAATGTTGACTCCCGCGAAAGGTCGACGACCTGCGGCTGTCCTTGTCCCCCGTAGCCGGAAAGAATACGTATCGCGTTTCTCCGCGGTTCATTGACAAGCACTTCGAGTCGCGACTGTTCATCTTGAGTGAGCGGCATCGTCAGGTCTTTCGACGTATCATCGTCACCGAACGGAAAGGGGTCGTTGAACACGACGAGCTTTTCAGGAGCGCTGGTTCCGTCCGCTTTCATAGCAGCTTGCTCTTCGAACAGCAATACCTCTGCAATTCTGTTGACCAGCGCTTCTAGCGGCACCGCTCCATAGGACAGACCTGAGTTCGGAGCGTACGCGAGATAACTGACTTCATCGTGGAAATACACTTTCGGAGGAACGCCATTCAATATCTGAGCGTACGCTGTGACTCCTCCGACGAACATCGACCGGAACGGGAGCACAGTGCCGCCGGGCAAGACATACACTTCGTCTATTTGTTCGGTGCTCGGGTCTCTCGCCTTATACCATGACGAAGCTCCGTGAATGAGCGCATCGGAAACAGTTTTCTTCACGAACTCGTCGAAACTGTCTTGGTGGTTCGGCTTGTGAATCCAGTCCTCGATTTCAGTGGAACGATCTTCATACTTCATTCTCAGCTTGTGTTTCCACCGAAGCATCGCCGGCATAAAGTTGGACATATCCGGCTTCAAGTCCGGCAGCCATCTTCGGCAAAACATCACGCACCTTGATCGAACTGTCAAATCGAGAACGCTTTGCGGATTGTCGTACTCGTCATACAGCTGAGCTGCCATCTGGATGAAAGCGGCGATTCTATCCTCGTCTTTCGAATCTCGGGTGACTTTCCAGTCTCGGCCGGCGATACGACTCATTCGGCCGTTCACGAGTCCATGAACCGTGAAGTTTTTGCGATATATCTGTGTGCGCTCATCGATGGAAAGTGTGAAAAGGTTTTGCTGAATCGTTCCCGGGATGATTCGACCGTCTTTCGCTTCACCGGAAACGGACAACAGGTCGGAAAGAGTATAGACGTTCACACCGCGACGGCCGCGCCGAGCGTTGTTCAGTACCGACGTTCCCGTTAGCTCTTCAGCGGTGACATACACCGTTCCTTGTGATATATCACTCATTCGCTTATCCTACTGCCCATTATGATCCCGTGCAAGGGTCGAATTGCCGATCGACTCACTAATCGCGAGCGACATCAGCTCTTTGCTCGGATAGTGTTTCCTCGCTGATACGACCATCATCACCATTCCTTCAGGAACACCCGGAGACTCTACGACGGTCCATCTTCGCGTTCCCAAACATTTCAACAGGTCTATCGAAATATTGATCCCTTGAATCTCAATGGTGTTCGACAGCGGAGAAACTTTCAGTCCGGCAAGCTTGCTTCCGACAACATTCAGCATGAACATTCTCGGAGACATCAGATACCAGAAAGCGACGTACCACTTTGGATAAGCGCCGCCATGGTCCACGTTGAAAACGTCCTTCACTTTCGCGAGAATCTTGTTTCTCAAAGTCATCGTTCAATCCTTTACCTTTTGCCCCGCAGTCTCGTCGCGGTGAGCATATACCCCATCGCGTGGAAATAGTGATCCGCGCCGTCACCCTTCCAGACGTATCCCCCTTCGTCTCCATTCTGGTCTTTATCGTACACTCGAGTGAGCTCTGTCATTTGCGCAGAGAACCCTTCGATTCCCATGGCATCATACGGAAGTAGCAAACGATCGTGAGTCGCGTATTCAACGACCTTATCGAGAGCAGACGTTCTGTCTACCGAAACGATCTTTGATCCGATGTCGATCACGTCCTTCTTTCCTCTCACGTATCGACACATCCACGCATTTCTCGCACGGTGCGCTATCTTTCTCGCCAGCCGCGTCTCAGGACGTTCGTCGATCACCAGAGAAACCCACTGATATTTCCGAAGCACTTCATTCAGGTCATCGAGTTCGATTCGGCATTCGACCGTTCCGATCCATACCGTTCGTATTCTCCCGTCTGGCAGCGCTTCACCGATCACAACATGCAGAACAGCTCCGACGTCTATTCCCACGAAACACGAGCCCTCCGTTTTTACCATGTTCGGGTAGTCGCTGGTGATCTTCTCCAAATCTTCCGGGAGCATTTTTGAGCCAGGCGCCGCGTAGCTTTCGCCTTGATCCGCGTTCCAGAACCGCTGCGCCGCTTCCGGGTCAGATAGGCCATCTTCGAATCGCGTGATCATTTCTTGAATGGTCATCCTCGAGCTGAAGAGCTTCGATGTGTGGTAGCCGCTTATCCATCCGCGAGCCGTCGGAACCCACAAACCCTCCGCGAATCGATCGACCGGCCGGCCGCACTTCTGACAGATTATTCTCGCATCCGGCCCCGAGGGGCCCTCCCACTCTCTGTCGATAACCTCGTATTCACCTTGACCGATTTGACGCACCACGTTCCCTATCCATACCGGATGAAACACGTGACCGCAGTCACATTTCAAGTGCCATCGCTTTTGATCACTCTTCGCGTAGAGCTTCGAGATTCCGTAGTTTGGGATGGTAGGGTTTCCGATATCCAGTTTCAGGCGGTGCGGTGAGTTCGAAAGACGCTCTTCGGACATAAGGATGTTTGCTTGATCGCAGTTGTCGAACTCGTCGGTTATTCTCGCATCCGCGGGAAACTCACCGAACGCCGCAGGGCTCTTCGATCCGACGAACGCAATAGCCGCGTGGATATACTGCTTAAGGCTCATGCTCGACGATCGGTCTTTCGCCGTTACGACCGACTCCGCACGATAGGAGTCTGCGTACCTTGAGGTGTACGCCTCCGACATATCCCATCTGTTTTTCACGAACCGATTCTTCAGCTGGTCGGTCGGGAACACTTCGAAAACATCGAGCCCTTGTTCGAGCCATGAACGAGCAATGATGATCGCGACTTCCGTAGCAGCTCCTTGCGTAGACTTCTTCCAGACTTTGTGCTGAGAAGTATCTCTGAGAATGTCGCGCGCGTATTCATAGCGGTCGAAACGAAACGGCTTGTTATGGTGCGTGCGGTGATGAAATAGCGCGAGCCAGTGCGCTCGCTCATCTTCGTATAGCGCTCGAGCGAGAGCTGAATCGCTTATTTCAGGCTTCGCCGTTATCAGCGTCTTGTTCTTCGTCATTCCCTTCGCCGATGTTCGCGCCGATTCGAGAAGCCGCCAGCATTCGGCGAGCACGAGCCAATTCCGCCAGGTCGCCGTCGAAATCCGCTTCTTCCGGAAACGTGATCTGCCCCTTGAATGGCGGGAGTCCGTCAGAGTAGTTCCACCAGAGTCTTGCAGCCGCGTCGCTTCCACGAACTGCCCGTCTATATATCGACTCGAGGAAAATGCGACGCTTCTCCATTCGGGTCTTCGTTTCGCCGACCATCACCTCCTCGCTCTCGAGGTTGATCTGCCGAGCCAAGTCCGCGAGCGATTCCCCGGATTTTGGCCTTCCGTTCAGGTTTCGCCGCGGATCATAGCCGGCAGCGAATCTACCGTTATTCTCCAGTTTATCGCCAGTTTTGCTGGTTCCGTTTTTCCCGTTGACCTTATCGTCCATGGCTCGATGATACTCCGGTCCGAACTACAAATCCACTACTGTCCGGTCAGAACAGCTTCGACTTTCCCTTGAAAGTTACCGACAAAACTGTCTGGTCTTGACGATATCTCTGACTCGTAGCTCCATACTGAGCCAGTGGATTAAGCACCGAATGCGCCAGCTCGACATTCAAGTTCCTTCCTACGTTGAGACCCGCAGCTGCTACGTATTCCGTTACCTTCGGTGAAAACGGGAACTCCGCGTCGACCGCCGACCAGCTGGCCATTTCTCCCCGGACGTAAATCCCCGTTCCTTCCTTGTTCTCAATCGAGACCCCGGCCGAGAACTGCGCTTGAATAGGCCCCGATTGAAAGGCCACCGAATCGATGAAAATGTTCGGGGCTTGAGTAGCCCATCCGAGCATAACCGCATAAAAGAAAAACGCTGTCATATATCCCTCCGGTGCTCGAGCCGCACCTATTCCGCTTTCTCGCCAATTTTCTCGTTCAGCTTCTTGAAGTGATCTCGACCGAGAACCGAGTTTACCCAGTCGGAATAGCCGGCATTCTCGCTGAACATTTCCATGTTCCGAAACTCGTCAAGCATGTTCGGATAGCCTTCGGCGAGCACTTCCAGTATCATTTTGCAGCCAGCGTCAAGGACCATTCCTCTCTGAACTCGCCATTTCCGAACGGCCAGCGGTCGCCACCACGCTGGTTTCTTGAACGGCACCTTGCTCGCCATTCCCAGTAGGATTCCGACCGGAGTCACGACCGCTTCAAAAAACGCTTCAGCCGCTTTCATTCGGTCCGACGTGATTTTTCTCGACTCGCCTTTGTATCTTCTCGTGTTCATTCCTTTTCTCCCGCGAGATATGCATCCAGATACTTGATCGCTTCATTCCGGTCAGATTCCCATCGCTCCGACTCGGTCATGACTGCTTTATCAGACCGTGTTCCCGAATGTGTTCGTCCCGGGAACGCTCGAACCCGATCGCGGAAATAGGCATGTTGTGAAGTCAAGACAGTTATCGATTTTTTTCTGATCGCTTCCTCCACCTCGGATTTGTCGTCAATGATTTTCTCGAGAAAATCTCGCATGAACTTAGCCAGGTCTACAATTGGCTCCTGACTCAGCTCTATTTTTCGCCATGTAATGACACACGTTCTCTCTTGCCCGTCGGACATGGCGAAGCCCACGACGTACTCTTCTTCACCCGTAACAGGAGAAAATCGATGGCCATAGTCATTCACCTTCAAGACGGTAATCGATGGTTTTTCGTTCACACCCCACTGATTGTCAGCCATTTCTTCCTTCCTAGAAATATCGTGAGTTCTGATCCGAAAAATATGCTCGTTCAAAACGCTCCGGAAGCTTTCCCGTTACGAACACTTTGAGCCTTTCTCGAATCGTCAGAGGCCTTCGTGATTCCGATCTTGCCACTGCGATCGTCTCTCGATATCCGTTCATCTCTCGTTCCATTTTCGTGAAAAACCCGTCAAGCATTTCGTCCTGAATGGCGATCTTTCGCAGAATCATCGCTCCGCTTCGGCTCGGCATAGCAATCATTCGAATCTTGACCTGGTGCGTTTCAGACAGCATTTCGAAACTCTTCGGCAATGCTCCGAAGTTCTGGCTCGGCGTGTACCATAGATATTCTGTTCCTGTTTGCGGAACGACCGTCGTCACCCCGAACACTTCCACTTTGTTCGGTGTCTTGAACTCTCCCATGATTTCCCTCGCATATTTTTTCGTCGTTTCCGGCACCATTTCGTTTTCGACCGTTCCGGGTCCGCAGTTGTACGCCATGACAGCCGTAATCCAGCTTCCGAATCTCTCGTGCATGTCAGCCAGAAATGACAGTCCGACTGCTATCGACTGGTCGACGTCGAACGGATCAAGCTCCTGACCGTCAAGGTACCGAAGCGAAAAACTCGATTCGCTCGAGCTGTTGATCTGCATCAGTCCGCGGTCGACCGATCCGTCAAAATTGTAGTGAATGGCTTTCGGGTCCCACCCCGATTCCTTGCTTATAAGTGCTTTCGCAATACCTATCGGTACTCCCGTGACTGTAGACGCATATTCCACTTTTGACTTGACCGAGGCGTTCGCGCCCATCAGCCCGAGGGCTACCACTAACAGCGCGGCCGGCAATCTTCGAACTCCTTAGCGAGATGAGTCGGAACATTTCGGTGAACCTTGCATCTGACAACCCAGTTATCTTTTTTGACGCAAGTCCAGCAAAGTTGGACGAGGGTCCCGCACGGCATGTGTCCTCCAACGGGAAACGTACATATCGGTCGACGCTGAAGTTTCTCCGGCATCTTGCCGCCGCACCGAACGCAACGGTCTTTCTTTATCCTGACCTTCTCCCGAATAGGGAACACGATGAAATTGACAACGACGAGTGTCACAAGCGCGGCAGCCGCCGCGTCAGCAATTAGGCTCAGAACGAACCACGTCATGGCTTTATCCTCCTCAGTTCGATCGCCAGTTGTTCCGCGACCGCTTTGATCATTCCGGGAGGGACGCACAGTCCCATAGCTTTAACCTTGTCGGTCATCGATCCGCCCAAGAAAAACTCGGGCGGAAACGATGATCCAACTTTAAGCTCCGCTATCGTCAGGTATCTCGGCAAGTATGAATGACAAATAGAAAGGGCTCCGACCAAAGTCGGCAACGGTCGCTTCATGTCGGCTCGTGACCAGTTGAACCCACTGTTTATTCCGAGGTATTTCTTCGAGGTCTCCGCAGCGTTTCGAAATGGCGCGGTCAACGAGAGCGTCTTTCCATGCCCAGTTCGACCGAGCGGCTTTTCGTCGAAATCTCCCGGCAGAAACTTGTTTCGGTTTTTCTCGACTTCATTCACGACCCATGAGAACGTTCGCATGGTTCCGAACGGCTCGGGGAATCTGAAGTGAATACCCAAGTCTTTTCTGGTTCCAACGGCGATATACCTTTTCCGGTCCTGCGGTACTCCATAGTTCGCGGCGCTCATGATTCGTTCTTGTATTTCATACTCCCGGGAGAGCTGATTCATTGCCTCACGAACAATACCTTTATGCTTCGCAGTCACTATCCCCGGCACGTTCTCCATCACGAATGCGCGCGGCATAACGTTTTGAACGTGCGTGGCGTAGTGGCCCACAAGTTCGTTTCTGCTGTCCTTCACATCTCTGTGGCCCGAATACGAAAATCCTTGACACGGCGGGGAACCATCGAGAACATCGAGTTCCCCGACCTTGACTCCCATTTTCGACAACCTCCACACGAGATCGAGCGTCGCGACGTCTTCTTGAATCACTTCGGTTTCGGGAAAGTTGACTCTCATATTCTCGATTGCTCGATCAAGAATGTCGACAGCAATCAGTTCCCTAAAGCCGGCTTCTCGATAGCCAAGAGAAGATCCTCCTGAGCCGCAGAACAGCGAAACGACCGTGAGGTCTCTATCACCATTCATAATCGCACCTCGGACAATGATGTTTTGCCGTCGGGTCGACCGTTTCCTCCGTAACGGTTCCCTTCGCTTCATACGGCGCGTTCAGAACTTGCTCGATATCGAATCCCTCGATACTGATCATGTCCGACAGAAACCCGATATCCAGCTCATCGACGAAATTGGCCATCGCTCCGAAGTCGAACTCACCGTATCGACTCGTGACCGCAAGAAGTATTTCTTTCGCGTCCGTAACGCTCTTGGCCTTTATGCTCACCACTGGAACCGGAGGGATTTCCCATCCTTCCTCGATCATTCGCATCGCGGCCGATACTCGCTGGTGACCGTCAATGATGTTGATCTTCGGGCCTTGTTTCCAGACAAAAATCGGAGCTATCCATCCTTTTTTTTCGATGCTCGCCTTCAGCTTCTGATACCCGGATTCACTGAGCGATTTGATATCATCCTGAAATGGAGCAAGAGTCCGCACGTCGACGAACGTCTCGCCGGCACATCTGATGATTACTTTTTTCCGTTTTTCAGCCACGCTTCCTCCAATTTTTCGACGAATGCTTTCGCTCCAGCCAGGCGAACATCCCCGGCCAGCCACTTGTCAACGCACCACGCGATAGCCATAGCGTCCGCAACGTTATCGCTCGACGGTTTCGCTCCGCAAATCTCTTCGACTCTTTGCCGGTACTGCCTCGAGTCGGTCCCTTTCAGTCCGGAAATATCTCGGCCGAATGTTGATTTCCACGTCGGCACCGGAACGTCGAAATACGCGGTGCCGTGACACCCTATCAGAACCGAATATCGTGCGCCGGCTACTTCTCTGACTGCCCGATGCTTAGCGCCAACCGGCGGAAGTTCGACCGCGCAAAATCGAGCGGATGTTTTCGAGACTATCGCACGAATATACGCGGATAGGCGGTACAACCGGTCTCCGTCATTTCCCCATATTTTGATTTCCCCGGACAAGTGAACACGGCCCTTCCACCAGAGACACCATCCGGTATCATTCCACCCCGGGTCGACAGCAAGGTACGGAATATCAGAAGGGAACGTCATCATTGAATCTCTCCTTGTTCGACGGGTAACTGTCATAATCGGACGGGCTCTGCTCGGACTCGTCTTGCGGCTTTCCGGTTGACGGCTTTCCTGAGCCGCTTCCGCCTCCGAAAAGCTGGAACACGTTGACATGGACCTTCACCCGCGACCGATTTTTTCCGTCGGTGTCGGTCCATCGATCCTGCCGCAGCTCTCCTTGGATACCGACTTGTTTTCCTTTCGTCGTATACTGGTGAATCGACTCCGCGGCTTTGCCCCAGTATTCACAATCAAAAAAGTGAACTTCATCTTCCCATTTGTCCCCGACCTTTCTTCTTCGGTTGACTGCTATCGACACTTTCAAAACAGGTGTTCCGCCTCCGACATAGGCAAGTTCTCCGTCTCTTGTCATTCGGCCAACCAGTGTAACAACGTTCAAATCTCCGGCCATCGTTTTCCCCTTTCTTCCGCCGTAAGCAGCCGATCGGCGAATAGGACTCGCCGTCGGCCGACTGCCATTTTACTCCGACTCTCGTTCCTCTTCGAGTATTTCCTGAAGAGTTTCTTCAGTCGCTTCATCGAAAAGCTCCGGGTCGTTTTCGACGTAGAAATGAATCGACACTTCCTGACCAAGCAAAGAGCTCATTGCTTTCATCGACTTGTCCGCGTGCGGACCTTCAATCAGAACGTTCATGAAGTGGCCTTCTTTCGTCCTGCTCGTTCTGAGCGGTCGCAATGTAGCCTGCTTGATTTCGGTGACGTCCTTCTCCCCCACTTTCACGGTCACTGTCATTTCGCTAACCGGCAGAAAATTGAAGAGCGCGTCGCTATCGATTTCGAATAGCTTCGCGTTAGACTTGATTTGCAGAATAGTTCCGGTGACGCGGTCGCGCCCCGCAACGTCCGTTACCCGAGCATTGAAGGTGTACTCCATTCCTTCTCCCTTCCGCGTTGTTCGGCCGCGGAGCCGTTTCTTCTTCCAGCCGCCACTATCCTGTAGTCTCGGCCTTTGAACTCGATCATTTTGCAATAGCCGATGATTCTCGACGCAAGAGCTTGCGGAAACGTCTTGTATACCGATTCGGCGCCGTCAAAGTTCGCCGTGATGAGCAGCCCTTTTCCCTCTCGAGTCATCGTATCCAACAGCGAGAAAGCACTTTCTCTAACCCACTCATTCTCGAGCGACCGCAGCTTGTCCAGATCATCTATGACCACGATCTCAGCATTCACTATTTGCTGCTTCAGCTCATGGCCGTCAGAAATGAGTCTGTCTACAAGATCAGACGCCGGCAAAAAAAGCCCTTCGACCCCTCTTTGCATTATCACTTTCATGGCGCACACCGCGGATCGAGTCTTTCCGGTTCCGGTACCTCCGTACAGAAGTAGCCCGTTCTCTCTCCAGTGAGAAACCGAATATTCTCTCACTTGAGCCATACTTCGCGACAGCTCGTCGCCAGCTGCCTCAGAATCCCATGTTTCAAAGTTGTGCTTCCGATAGGTCTCCGGAACTCTCGCTCGGTTCATAGCAGCCGCAAGCGCTTTTTCCTCTTTGGTTTTCTTCCACAACTTTTCAACGCATCCGCACGTCGGAGTGAAATCTACATAGTCGGCGAGAATCTTCATCTTTCCGGTTTTTTGACCGTTTGGCATTCTCTCTTCGACTGATCGCTTCACCTGCCGCTCTTTGTATGGCTTTCCGCAGAATATGCAGTTTCCGCCTTTCCATTCGAGTTCATAGAGCTTGACGACTTCGATCGACATCGACTTCGATAGCATGTACTCGATTTCTGCTTCGCAAATCTCGTCGAACTCTTTCTGATTCAGCCCGGGCCCGAATATTATACCGGTCGGTTCCTTAGGCAATTCCGGCCTCTTTCAGCTGTCGAACTATGTCAGAATCGACTTTCGCTTCGTTCTTTTTTGAGCCAGGCCCCGCGGCGCTTGCTATGTCGTCGTAGTGCTGAGCCATGTTCACAATCGAGTAGGTCTTTCCTTTCGTGAACCAGAACGGAATTCCGAAATACTTCTTGATCACTTCGACTACTTCTTCGGCGCTATGGTGCTTGAGAAGTCTTTTGACTGCCGACGTCTGAATGTCTGACCACGTAGGTTTCGTGTGACCCTCCGAGTTTTCGACGTACAAGTCGTGAAATGCTTTGATTACGGACTGGTGAGGACTTTTTGTTGTAGATGATGTTTTATATGGTGTTGTAGTAGACACCCCGTGGTGACTATCTGCGAGACACCCCGTGGTGTCTGTCTGTGGGACACTACGTGGTGTCTGTTCGACGGATTGCACATTTTCGGCATTCCACGTTATTCGATAGACGTTCGTCGCGTTGAATCGACGCTGAACCACAACATGACCGGTTCTTTTCAGAATGGAAATAGACGCCTTGATCGTAGTTTCTGCGTACTCGGTCCACTCACACAAGTCTTGAATCGACGGCCATGCTTTTTCATTCGTCCCTTGAAACGCTGATATCGCCGCGAGAACCCGAAGCTCTGACGCTCCGAGAGATTTATCTCTCACGGCCGACCTTGGAAGAGCCCCCCACGGCTCGATTATGAACCTGCTCACGTCGTTCCCTCCTGCTGAAATGAAAAAGGTCACGTCCCTTTGGCATGGGAACCGCGAAATCAGGAACGCGGTATAACGTGACCTTTCTCAGTCCTGATTTGCAAGTCTGCTCAGTGCCAGTGAACAGTGCGCCCAGCTGCCTGAGCGCACATAATTATACCACGACTTTGCCTATTGAGAGTCAGTTCTTTCATCGGAAATCTCCGGATACGGCTCTATGAGAAGTCGCCCTTTCGAGTCTGCGCTAATCGTAACCCGGGTCTCTTTTGGAACATAGCCGACAGAACCGGCCACATTTTTTGGGATCACGATAACGACGCTCGATCCATGTTGAGAAACCCGAACAGCTCCCGGCGCAGTTGCCGGAACGAAACCTTTACTTGCCATTATTCCTCCTTGTCACTTTCCGAAACGAGGTCAAGTGGAGTGATGTACGGATTTCCGTGCTGAGCACAAAACATAGCGACCGGGCAGTATCCTTTGCACCGGTTTCCGTTCCACGCTTCATCGGGAGTACACGGCGCCGGCATGTTGTCTCTTATCACCATATCTCGGTCCGCGTCTCCTCTCGACTTCATATCCTCTTGAGCCGCTTCGATCGACCGGACAAGTTCGCCAGACTTTTTTTCGAAGTACGACACCACATCTGAATCCGGGAGCAACGGAATCCAGATCATATACGTATTGCGATCGAGTCCCCTTCCTTTCGCAGAAACCGTGTTGCCATCTCGAACGATTGCGAACACGCGCAGCTTTTCACTTTTCACCCCATACGCTTCCTGGAGAAGCACTCTGTAACCGTTGAGCTGCATTTGCGCGTCTTTTGTATCAGCTGCCGATGGGTCGACTTCCCAGAAAGTCTCTTTCTTCTGGTCGCCAGCTTTGCCCCACGTTCCGCTCTTCTGGTACAAAACAGGTTTTCCGTGCTCATCTACCGCCGGCCTCGTTTTCTTCACGAGCCCGATAGCTTTCGCTACTGGGTACGACCCCCACGTTTTCGTGTCAGTGATCCAGTAGCGATCATCACCGACGTGCTCGAGCAAATCCATTCTGCCAGTCAAATCCTCTCCTTCGACCGGCAGCTCGGAAAGATCGGCTATCGGAGCGAACGTTTCCAGAACCGAGTGACCACGCGTCCCGATCACGCGAAACGCACTGTCATCCGGGTCAACGCCCCACGGCGTGAGAACTTTCAGATATTCCATTCTCGTTCCGTTCAAGCACTGAGTAACCGACGGTTTTCCTTTCCACGGACGTTCGTCGATAACCAGCATCATGTAATTCATGGGGTAGTGCTCGAGCAACGCGCCTTCCATCACCTCGTCTACTGTGTACTTCTTTCCGTCATGCTCAATCCATGCCAACATATTCTTTTTCTCCTGTCCTCAAATATATTTTCGATATCGGTCACTTTTGGCCGACGGCCATCGTGATCATTCTTCCCACAAATCTTTCAGTAGGGCCTCGGGTCTATCGAGAGGTTTTTTCCCGGACCGTTCTCGAGCCGCGTTCACTTTACCCATCAGGTGCGGATACAGCCGAAGGAACTCGACCCATCCCTTCGCATGCTGAGTCATGAGATGAGGCTTTTCTCCGAGATGCAGTAGATTCCACGGATCGAACGAACCAGAAGCACCTCTGCTCACGATGTGCGCCATATGACCGCCGATTCCAAGATATGATCCTTCTGCTTCACAGTACGGATTTCTCCTCTTGTAATCATCGATGCTTTTGTAGGTTTCATCGAGCCTGTCCACTTTTACTCTATATCTCCAATTTTTCCACTCGATCATATAGTTTCGAATCTGCGCTGCTCTACTGAAATCTCCGCCGACTCTTTCGGACGCTTCGGCAAGAGCCCCTTCGATCATTTGAGATCGTTCAGTCCAGTTCATTTCCGACAGCGTTCGCTTCCATACGACCACCCGGGACTTGTATCTCTCGAGTTCTTCATCCGGTCCGTACTCTTCGAGAAGCCCGCGGTATACGACATCCATGAGCCTCTTGTTCGACTTTCTGTATTCCTCCAAACATATTATTCGCACTATCGACCAGAACGCTTTCAGCTGATCGTATGTTCCCGGTTCCGTGTAAGGTTCGAGCGAAACTTCGAATATGACATTCCACTGGTCCTTCGACGAAACCTCCAACCCGAACGCTTCGGACACTATCTGATCTTCGTCGGCCGGCAGCAGAACGATTGTCTCGCCCGTTGCTGCGAGAACCTTAGCCTTGAGAGTCATTCGATCCTCTCAGCTTCGCGAGAAGTGCCGACAGAGCAGACTCGTCGATCGCCATCTTCATGGCTTCGGTGAACACGCTCGCCGCTTTCGAATGAGTGACTTCACCGTTCGCCTCTTTCCATTTCAGCTCCGCATGAATGTCGCTGAGCAACTTCGCGATAGCTTCCGGGTCGCCCACGCTCGAATCACCGTCGGGCTCGGAAACAGATGGCTCTTCGATCTTTGGTGGCTCGAGCGGAGGATATTTCCAGTTACCGGATGATGTTAACACCACAAGCCCCGGAGTCTTGGACGGAAGAGCCCACGCCGGTATAGGAGGCGCGTTCCAGTACGCGGTGACGTACTGCTTGCCGTCCTTTTTCCATACCTTGTTTCGATACTCTTCCGCGAGCCTCGAAGTTTCCGAAACCAGAACTCGGTCTCTATAACGAGCCTCTTCGTTTTCCGAAACTATTTTCGCCCATCCCTCAGGCAACCGGTAAAGATACCGACCGATACCGAATCCGGTAGACGCGACTCGCTTCATCGCTCCGCTGATTCCGCCTTTGAACGCTTCGAAATCCGTCGGCGGAGCTCCATCTTCTTTCCATACCCATTCGAACGTTCCGGCCTCTCTTCCGACCCGAACTCCGAGCCGGCACAAAGTTCCCGCCTGGCCGATACGTATTTCGTTCTGCCAGTTCTCCGGGCCGAACACTTCATCGAGCCGTTCCTGTATGGCTCGATTGTCGACGTACGCCAGAACTTTGATCCACGGCTGGCCGTTCTTGCCTATTCCGCTCGACTGAGCCCTCCACTCGATATCCTCCGGCGGAAACGGCTCCCGGAGCTTTTCCCAGACTGTCATAACGCGCATTTCACCGCTCATCGTTTTCCTCCTCATCGTAGAACAGCCCGAACCCATCATACCCTCCGTACACTCTCGGGTTCACGTTAGTCAGCGAACCTTCGTGGGATATTATTGCTTTGCGGGTCATATAAGTTCTCCTTGTTTCGGCTGCGGATTGGGGTCGTCGAATAGACGGCGCTGCTTGTAGGCGTCGGCTATGCGGCGGCAGGCGATGTCAAAGTATTTCGGCTCGATCTCGATGCCGATGAACTTGCGGCCGAGGTTGGAGCAGGCGACGCCGGTTGTGCCGGAGCCCATGTAGGGGTCGAGGATGGTAATCGCGTTCTTGAAGTATTCAATACACTGGGTCATTACTACGACTGGCTTCTGCGTAGGGTGATAATGCTCGCCGCGCTCGCTGTCTCGAATCAATCCAAACCATGTATGCCTAATAACTCGGACACCTTTACCGACATTTGACCATGCCAGCTCAGCCTCCGACATCGGCCATGCCGCTCCCGTTACGTCCCTTTTGCCGCCTCGTTTGTCCCATACTATCCACCCGCCTGAGTCCGGAAGGCGGGCCGCATACCAATTACCACCCCATAGAATCGTCGGAACCCCGAGGCGGAGGATGGGCGAAGGATCGAATGGCGTATCGTCTCCTACAATGTCATCGTGTATCACCTGGTCTGATCGATCGGTGTTCCTCCACCATCGACCCGCCTTTGCCTTGAATCGCTTAGCGTAATCCATGGCGAGGCCTGACCCATACGGCGGGTCAGTCACGCACGCGTCAACCTTGCCGAGCGTCGGCAGGATCTCAAGGCAGTCTCCGAGATATAGCGTTGCATCTCCTATCTGTTCAACTCTCATTCTTTCGCCTCGATTTTGCGCCCGCAGCCGGTAAACGGACAGAACTCGAAACCGTATTCATCTGGATACTCAAATGGTCCGATCCCTTCCGGCCCCTGTAGATCCCATTCGTTACCGCAGGACGTAATCCACGGGCCGTATGGATCTCCTCCCGTGTCAGTTTTTCTGTGCCACACGCACACATCGTGCTTGGCGGCGACGGCGTTCCTTGCGGCTCTATCGTGTTCTTTTTCGTCAACGAACGCGTAACACTCAGGGCACCATGATCTTCCTTTAGCTTCCTGCATGATCAGCCTCCCTCTTGTCCATATACCACTTAACAGACATCCATGAGTTCTGTCGTCCTGTCTCACTCTGCGCCTTAACCATCCAGCCGCCCTGTGCGTCGGGGTCTCGCAGGATGCCAATAATCGTATACACCTCGAAATCCCTTTTGTTGTTCCAGTACCGATTCGGACGTCTATCTATCTCGGTGATCATTCGGACAATTGACCCAATTTGTAATGGGCATGAAATGATATGCCTCACGTCTTAGCCTCCTTCGGTGGGATGAATGGCTTGTTCACTGCTCGAACAGCCGTGAACTCCGCGAGCTTGAGGCGCAGGTCGGCGTTCTCGTCCATGAGGTCGGCAACTGCCATTAGCGTCTCGGTGAGCTCGGCGTCCAGGTTGGCGTTGTCGCGCTCAAGGGCGTTGAGACGGTCGGCGAACACCTGACAATTTTCCTTGTTGATACACATTCCAACTCCGATGTTGCGACGCATCACCCACCATTCGTTCTCGGTATCATTATACGCTACATAATAAGTTCCGCGTTTGCTCATCATTCAACTCCTTCGTCTTCCACCTCGAACTTGTGCGGCCCATCGATTATGCGACCGTGGATGTCGGCGGTAGTCCACTCGTAGTTTATGGGGTCATCGGAAAAAGAAAAATCCTCGGGAGGCATCCACTCGCGGCCATTGTAGCGCACGACAATTAACGGCGTGTCCACACAGAAATCTACCACCTCTTCGATCGTCATGAGCCGCTTCGCGGGCTC